GCCGCCCCGGGGTAAGGCGGGAAGAAAGGAGAAAACTGAAAGTAAAAAGGTTCTTGCAATCATTCCACAGTACCAATTATAGACCCTATTTTGAGAAAAAGGTGCCACTTGCTAAATTTCTTGAAGATTTTTTGCGAGCCGGATTAAAAATCGCTTTCGGCAGCGTTTCATTGTCCGCAAGGACATTTCCAACCAGATGTATTGCATCTGCGTCTCCTCAAAAAGATTGCGCTTGATTAGCTCTCTTTCACGATCACTTTCGCATTCCATCCACGCCTGTTCCACCGCCCGAATTTTCCGGTCGTTCTCCCGCTGCCTCTGGAGGATCTTCTCGACCTTCCGTCCGGTGGGGTCCCCTGTACCGCTGCCCCTCGGCTGGCCGTCTGGTGCATGCGTCTCATGGATAATCTCTTCTTCGATCTCTCGCTGCCGCTGTAACATCCGGTAATACCCCTTTGCCGTGGCGACGCATCGGGAGTAGACATCCGGATCAAGCTTTATGTTCTCGGCGTCTTTGACGGTCACTTTTTCACCTGCTTTCGGGGCAACTTTTTAAGATATTCAAAGCTGGCGTTCATCGTATCGCCTGTACGGCGCAGATAGTTGAACAAGCCGTTACCGGTATCATCCGCCAAAACCCTGTGAAATTTAACTTGCGCCACTCCACGTGGATCGTCCAATACCTTTACGACTTCCACCACGGCTTTGGATTTGTTTTCTTTGCCAAATGCGTACAAGCAAAAGTCCCCAGGTTCAAAGCTGGCAGAGCTATTACTTTCGCGGTAGTCAACGGCCTTCACAGTCAAACCCATCCCTCCTCACACAACGTTTAAACGGACACAGCCCGCCATCTAGCAGCCACACACACCGCTCATCCGGGCATTGCGGCTGATCTGGCGGTAGTTTAAGGCTGCACAGGCGTTGGACGGCACAGAGCTTGCCGGGGTCGATGTCGGACATGGTGGTCACTCCTTCGCTTCTTTGATTCCAAATGCCACAAAGCCATTTTTCAACCCCCAGCCGTTCAGTACGTAGGTAATCACATACGTTTTATCTGCGATCGGATGACGGCACAGTTTGCGCGGATCATACGGCTCAAACTGTACAAGATCACCTTTCTGATATCCCCGGTCGTTTTCGCGGACTTCAAAGCACTTGTCTCCATTCAGCACATCGTCGCAAAATTGGACGCTTAACTTGATATGATGGCATTTTGGCATTGTTTACTGATCCCCTTCCTTGATTCCCCAGGCCTCGCGCGCCCGCTCATAAACGCCCGCTCGCTGCAAACAGCGATATTTGCATGTAGGGCACCATTTGTGATGTGCCGGCCAGTATTCCGGCTTTGCAATGGCCTTGATTGCCAGGAATCTTAACCGACACAACACATTGGCGTGGATACGGGCAGTATATATGGCGCTATACGCCATGTAGCGGATTTTCCGTTTCATCATTGTGCCTCCTCATAAGCAATCCTCTGCCCGCACTCCGGGCAGGTATATACGACCGTGTGATATAACGTGTATTGCTTAATCGCCTGTTCCGGCGGTTTGCTCTTGCGTATTTTTCGCATCGGATTGCCTCCGTTTGTTAATCTTCTGCTCAATGAGCCCATAACTGACCATTTCGCCCCGCAGTAGACACAGGCATTTTACCGCGGCCAGAAGAAGATCAGCATAATCATCCGTATCGACCGTTTGAATAATCTGTGTCAGGACGCAACCCGAAGCTTTCACCGCCTCCAGCTGCCCACGCATGGCCTCCAGCCGCTTTTGCTCCCTGCCTTGCGCCTCCCGGTAAGACCGGCAGTATTGTTTCTTCTCCCGCTGCGCCTGTTCCTTTGGGATCCGTCTGCTGTAATAGTCCTGGTACAGCCTGCGCAGACAGAGATATGCATACTGCTCCGGCTGCCCAAGGCCGTCAGGCAGAGGCTCGTTGTGCATCGCGCACCGCTCAATTTCCTGCAACTCCATGACACACCTCACAGTATCTCCTCAAAGTCGTCCCGGCTACCTGGGGCGGTTTTCTCTTTCAGCCAGCCGTATTCCTTTACACCGTTTTCGAATCCTTTTTTGCTCGTAATCCGTTTTGATTTCCGACTAAAGTACAGCTCGACTTCCTGCCCCTTGCGGGTGATCCGCCCGGTCAGGCGGTTTTTCAGAACGGACAGTTTGCTGTCGCAATCCTCCGGGTTATCCTCATGCTTGTCTGCGTTGCTGGAATACGTCAGCACCACATCCGCCCGGTTCGTGATATCTGAACTGCCGGATACATCATCGTTCTCCAGCTGCTCCCGTGTCTTCTTCGGATGGGCGACCAGCAGGATCACCACATCATGCCGCACCGCGATCTGTTTTAGTTTCTTAACAAATGCGGATTGCGCCCGGTACAGATCCTCCTTTACCTCTACATCCATTGCTGTCATCAGGTTATCGATGCAGATGAATTTCACCCCGTACCGCCGGATCGTGTGTTCAATCGTTTCTGTCAGGCTCTCCAATTCCTCGCCGTCCACAGCATTGTTGTCGTAGAGATACGCCCGGTCCTGATACCAAAGGCCAATCCGTTCTGACACCCCTGGAGCCAAAGAGTAAACAGGCTCGTCGAACATATTGCGGCTTTCGACGATATGATTAGGGCCCGCCAACTGAAGATCAATCCAGCGGCGAAAATGGTAGTCCGGCAGCTCGCCACTGTAGGCCAGGGCGGAATAACCCTGGTCAAGCGCCTCTGCCATCAGCTGCCCCATGAAGGTGGACTTGCCCTCGCCGCGCCGGCCGGTGAGCAGGATGATCTGGCCGAAGTAGAAGCCGCCGATAATGCGGTCAAGCTCCGGGATCCCGGAGAAGATTCGCGGCAGGCTGTAGATATCCACGCTCTCCACGTCGGAGAGCCGTTTGACATTGCTCACAGGCGGCACTTCCGCATTTTCCACGGCGGTAAGGACTGCCTGCTTCCCATACTTACGAAAAATATCGTTTGCATCCTTCTCGCCGAGATAGTCCTCCATGCGGACCGCCTTGACGACGTTCGGCAGCCGCCGTTGCAAGGTATCCAGAAGCGTAATCTTCCCATGCTCGCAGTCGCCGAAAACGACAATCTCTTTGAACTGCACGATCCAGTCCCACACGTTTTCCAGGAACGTGAAGCCATTGCAGCCGTTCGGGACGGAAACCGCATTGGGAACCCCGCATTCTGCAAGCGTCAGGCTGTCAATCTGGCCTTCGGTAATGACCAGGCGGGCAAAGTCTTCGCACTGTGCCATGCCGAAGAGGACCGGCTTTGCGTCTTTTTCACACCACTCCTTGTTGCCCTTGCCGTTAAATCTCGTGTTGCGGTATTTGACATAAGCGAGAACGTTGTGCTCGTCGTAAAACGGGAAGACCAGGATGTCTGGCCGGTCCCTGCGGGTGGTGATACGGTATCGCTCTACAATTGCCCGGCCAATGCCGCGGAACTGAAGATATGTAACCGCGCCTTCCCGGACGGGGATCGGGCGCTGGGGCAACTCCCGGTACACCTTCGGGCGGGTGGTATTGTCAAAATCCAGCTGGTAGTGAAAATCCCGGGCCAGCTCCACGAAATGCCCGGCCTTCCCGCATCCGCTGCGAAAGCATTTGAAGGCCCCGCTGGTGAGGTTGACGGAGAAAGTGTTCTTATCCCTGCTTTCCCCACCTCGGCAGTATGGGCAGTAGGTGAAGAAAAGCTCCCCGCCTTTTTCGTGGACGTCGGCGTCCAGGACGCGGGCCAGGTCATACACGTCCGATGGTTTCAGCTCGTAGCCCATCACTCCCGCATCCTTTCAAAAATCGATTTTTCTCCGGTCGGGCGCTCCGGCGTTTTTGCGCCGGACGCGCGCACGTTTTCTTTCTTCTCTTCTTTATATTCTTCTATATTCTTACTTTGTTGCCCTTTGCCTGCCCCTTGCCTGCCCGGTTGCGTGCCCTTTGCTTGCCCTTTTGCCTGCCCTCTGGTCTGGTAGGCATCGTAGTTTGTGACCGTAAATACAGTAAATCTTGGATATGCCGTCCTTGCCACTTCGCCTGTCCGTTCTAAGTGTTGTATCCCTGTCCGAATTTGCTTAATTGTAAAATGTAATTCCTCGGATAGTTTGGTATATGAGGAAACACGGGAACCGCGTTTGATAACAATTCCTTTCCAATCCTCATCGTAGGCGTTGACGGTCAGGAGCAGATGCAGGAACAGACATTTGGTGACGGTATCGTCGTACCATTCCCAGTCGAGGAGCGAGCGGTAAAGCTTGATATATCCATTTTTCAGCATCACAGTTCGCCCCTCTCCAGAATCGTTTTGAGTTCATAGCGCAGGATCCTGCCGATCAGTTCCCCGGAGGTCTCACTCCGGCAAAAGACAGGAACAAGGTTATACCGACCGCTCCAGGCCAGCAGGGATGCGGTAAGCGCGGCAGGGTTCAGCCGGCTGCGGTAGGCGCCGCTGAGCGCCTTTTCCCAGTTCGCGTTTTCTACTAGCAGGTAGACCTTGGCCCCATCCTCTCTGGCCCGGATGAATTCCCGCTCAAACCGGGCTCGACTGCGTGTAAAGCAGGCACAGAGCTCGTCAAGGTTCATCTTGCGCTCAATACAGATTTTTCCTGCCGCGCTAATGGGCTCTCCCGCTGGGTTTACAAACCGGCATGAGTAGTCCCCATAGTCGAGCTTGCAGCGCTCATATGGATACTGTATTGCCTTCAGGCGGCGCCGCAGGGCAGGGGTATCCTGCTCCCGCGTATCCACCAGCACCACCATGCTCTCCAGCATCCGTTCAATCTCAAAATGGTTGTATTCCGCCATCGCGCTCAGAACGGGAGGTCGTCATCATCGTCCAGCGCCTCGAAATCCTTAGGGCCGGTTGTTTCAAAAGGCGTTGACGCCGGTCTGTCCTGACGCGGCTTATCCTTCGGCGTTTTAAACTTTCCACTGCGGATATCATCCGCCGGGATAAGCGAGCAGCATTTTGTGGTCCAGCCAGTCCGTCCGTTCATCTCCCACTCCTCGTTGCGGAACAACGCGCCTACCAACAGACCTTTGAGCTTGTTCTCGTCCCAGTCAAAGCGGAAACCCTTATTGCTGTCTTCAAAGGCAAACATAGCGTTGTTAAAGGCGTTTTTCGCCCATGCGTCCTTATCGCTGCCATCGTCTGCGGGGATGCGCAGGCGGCAGGGTCCCCCCCCCCTTCCGTGTCTCCCGCCAGATCCCCCGCCTGCACCCCGCCCGCCAGGAAAAATTCTCTGTCGATTCCGCCAAGGACACT